GTACATACCCTCGAATGCGCTTGAGGGTATCAGTCGTCCCAGTCGTCTACAATAGAACCTAGATCGTCACTACCTTGTTCTGGAGCGGGGGGCGCTTTCTTTGCAGCCTTCTTTTTTGGCTCTTTAACGGGTGTATCTTCTGACTCCGCAAACGGGTTGTCTTCTTCACCCGCATCAAAATCAAATCCCTCCACCACACTAAACGGTGACTCTGGTTCCATCATGGGTTTTAGATCGATAACCTGTACCGCCTTCAACCGGAGGGATACCCCCGTACCCATTGCACCGTGGTAGGGCGTAAACGAAATGGCAATATTAACCGTGCTACCCGTTGTTAACAAGAAATCTTCCGGTAACTTCTTACCCTTGGCATCGTATTGCGCGGGTGCGCGGGTAGCGTCTTTACCGTATGCGCCTTTCAGCTTGGCTTTGTGGGTAAAAGAACCCCCATCCTCCTCCTTGAAAGGTCTTTTAAATTTATCGGGCCATTCGGCTTTACGCATATTTACGTAAGCCTCCCGCATTTTTTTATACAGGGCTTTGGCCTGTTCTTCTTCCATACGAAATTGAAGCGCGTATTCGGCCCCATCGTCAAGCGCGTCACACGGCAGGGTGCGCCGTTCTGTGCTGTCAAACTTGTAAGTCTGATTTAAGCGCGGCCACAATGCCTCGACATTGTTGATGTTGTGACTTGGATTGGCAGTTTCAGCCATGTTGTTCTCCTTTATTGATCTTCATCTAACGAGTCAAAATGAATTACCTGACCCATCTCACGTGTAGTTGCTTCATCACTAGATACTGGTACTGGTACTGGTTCCTCTCCCACTTCTTCCAATGCCTCATCGCGGTGGGTTAAGGCTTCTGTGATATCAGATACACAAAATCTATAAGTGGGTTTTTCTGAATTCCCAACTCTGATATAGGTATGCTGTGGGATTCGATTCTGTCGTACCCAAGCGCGGATTGTAGATACTGACACAGAAAAATATTCGGCGACAGTTTCTATAGGTACATATTTGGCGTCGGTCATCTATTTCTTCCTCACGGTGATTGAGTAGGTTGTGTCCATATTGAGTCCTTCGGGGTGTGCTTCAGGGTTCTCTTCTAGGAACTGTTTCAAATTTGTCTGATTCAAACGTCTCTCAAACAATTCCGGCACTTCGTGTTCAAGCACGAAAGAGTACATTTTTTCCCAGTCAGCCGTCCAGTATTTCTGTTGGGTAGACCGAAAAAATAAGCCTTCAGAAGTCCTTACACTTTCAACACTGTGTTCATCGCAATAATCAAGCAGACCCTTTTTCACCCTGTCTAGTTGACGAGACAGCACAGAATCTTCTTCTTTAAACTTCGCTGATAGCTTAGCTCGTTCCTCGCGTATTTTGATATACGTTTTAGTGAGACCACCAGCAGACACGCCCGATTTTTTAACCATAATGTTCTCCCGACTGGCTATTGGAGTTTTCAATTTAGTGATTGTTTGTACATTAGTCAAGTAACTCTTCGTATAATTCTATCATTTTTGTGTGAACGTCGATTCTACTATCTAATAATGTGTAAACACGTTTCTCCACCGCGGACCCATGCAACTGCACAACCGTGCACTTGTGTTTTTGCCCTGACCGATGCACCCGTGCATTCGCTTGCGCGTATGTCTCCAACGAACTCGTCGGTCCCCACCAGACCACGGTGTTAGCGGCTGTTAGCGTGACACCATGTGCCGCTGCTTGCGGTTGGATAACCAATACCTTTGGGTCGGGGGCTTGCTGAAACGTCTTGAATATCTGGGTTCGCTGGGGTGCAGATACGTCACCTTGAATAACCTCCGTGGTTATCCCATCTTTGCGTAATTTTTCTGTGAGGATGGTAATCGCATGTCTGAACGGTACAAAGATCAATATTTTCTGGCTGGATTCATCAATTACCTCCCGTAACACTTTATAACGATGTTTGATGTCAAACTCCAACACATCCCTGTCGTCCGTGTATATCGCGCCAGCCGAAATCTGTAAGAGTTTGTTCATAGCCACGGCAGCATTCACCGCCGTTATCTGTTCTCCCGTGATATCCATGACCAGCTTCTTCCTTAGCTCCTCATAGTATTTCTTCTGCTGTCTGGTCAGGGGCACTTCTCGTTTTACGTAGACCATATCGGGTAGATCAAGACAGTCGGCTTTGGTGAACCGGATCGCGGGCTGCAAGGCCCTAAAAACCGTATCTGTTGCAGTGTCTTTTGCTATCCATTTAAAGTTCGTTATTTTCAACATAACCTGATCACGGAACGAGCCAAAGAAACGCGGTACACTGGTTGGATTGATCAACTTGGCTAGCCCGTAAGCATCCAATGGACTCTGTGCGGCTGGAGTGCCCGTCAACATCCAAAGCCATTGATCTGGTCTTAACAACTTATTCAGTGTTTTCCATCTGGTGGTCTGCGCATTTTTGTAGTGGGTGGCCTCATCTACAATAATAAGATCAAATCCGCCCTTGGCTATCTCATCAGCTATAATGGCTACGCCGTCATAGTTTATAATCACATACTCTGCGCCCTGCGCGATAATTTCCTTGCGTTGTTTTGAACTACCATAGGCCACATCTACACTTCTATGGGGCGCAAACGTAAACAAATCATCACGCCATGCGCTATCCATGATCGAGAGCGGGCAGATAACTAGCACACGATTGATGATATTGCGGGCTAATAGAAAATCCGACGCCCAGATAGCACTAGCGGTCTTGCCCGTGCCCTGTTCATTGAAGCAGAACGCCTTACGATTTAGTGTGAGAAATGCGGAGGTCGTTTTCTGATGTGCGAAAGGTGTAAGACTGCCCGTCCATTTGTATTGTTTTTCTATAGGGGAAGGTGCATTGATATTCAGGTTATTCAGCACCCGGGCTTCATCCACACCCCATTTAACCAATACCTTGTTATCAGGTAACTCCTTACTCTTAGGTATGGCCGCGGTTACTTGCTGCGGATTTTTTAGCTTTAACAGTAGTGCCTTGCCGTTTTCAATTATCTCCACGTAATTCTCCTATTTTTTACTCTTTGGTTTTTCAGGTTCCCCGTCCTCTTCTCCGCTGACTGGAGGTTCTATGGATACATTTCCTTCGTTATCAACCACTAGCAGATGGACCCCCATGACTTTCTGTAGATCCGTGCGCGCCCTGAACGAGCTAGCGTCCCGCCTACGGCCTTTGTAGGAGACATATTTCACATCAAAAAGGATTATCTTACCGACTTTATCAACTGCTACCAGATCGAATGGGCCATCGTGGGCAATATTTCGTGACACCCAGTAGCCACGTTCTATAAGCCATTGTGCGCAAAATGTTTCTGTCCACGCGCCACGCTCATTGACACCTAAAACTTCATATTCTGGCATATCACGATAGGCAACAATATTTAGACGCACCACCCTTATGCAGGACCAAGTATATAACGCTCAACAATGCATTCCCCCCATTGGTTTGCTATACCCTCATTGATTATCATTACGGGTTCAATACCTCTTATGGCGGCGACCTTGGCGGCATCAGCAAAACCTTCTTCTCCACCCCCAAAATCCCCCAGATAGTGCAAGACACCGTCCTCCCTATCCACAACAAAATAATGTCCTTCTTCGGGGTCATGTGTAAAATCAGCATAGATTACGTTGTCATCATTCATGTAGACCTCTTACTTTTACCATTTCGACTACGATTTGCGCCGGGGCTTTCTAACCGCGTACCGTCTTTGTTTGACCCACCCCCGGCTAAAGCCTTTCTGTGGCCTATATCTTTACCTTTACGACTAATACCTTTTTTATCATACTTGCGTCTGGCTCGTTGACGCTCCATACGCGCCCTGTGCCGCGTAGATTTCTTTACGCCTCCCTCCTTCTTAATCTGCGCTTTTTGCAACTGATATTCATGCGCGTATGGTCTTGGGCTTTTAGTATAAGCCATCAGTTACTCCCATTGTGCACACACTCCAACACCGCGCAGTGCCGCTTGCACAATCCGCTAGGGTGAGCGTTCCAAATGTTGTTGGCATGGGCCGTCTCCATACGTTTATAATTGCCCAACCATTTATCCCATAGAACTGGCATCATGTCGCGTAAATAAGTATCCCTGATGAGGTCTCTGGATACCACAAATAACAACCCTGCTCTGATGGTCTCAACGTCGGGAAAATGGGCGAATACTGCCAAAGCCATCAATTCTAACTGCCCTTTGTCTGCATATCGAGTGTTCTTGCCAGTTTTATAATCGACCACCCAAGCAGTATCCGAATCTAGG